TGAGAAGAAGGTACAGGACAAGGCCAAGACACTGGCAGAGAAGAACCAACTGCTCAAGCCACAGATGGAGAAAGCGCTCGGTGTCATGGTCAGAGTTCTGGATGCTCTAGAGAAGGGACACTTCCCCATGAGTGGTGGCAAAGGGCTTGGTATCGAACTAGGTGCTCAGATTGAGAGTCCTAGAGGACCTACCACCCTTGATGGAGAACAGACCCTGCCTGACTATGACATGAGGGCAAGACCCACGGAAGATGATGAAAAGCCGTACCCACATATGAAGCGGCAACAAAAGAGGGGTAAGGGTATCAAAAACGAAGATTCAGGTCCAGATAAAGAAGCAACAACAGTTTAGTTTGTTGCCGCTTCATATAAGTAGTATGACACAGTAACTCTGAGTCAGTGTGCTATCCCCATTGCGACAACCTCAGTCTGGAATTACACTCATCAAGGGTGGAGACCTCGTTGTTGCCGGGTATGCTAGCGTAGAAGTAGTTGACAAGCAAGGAGACAAAATTACGAAAGAAGCATTGAAAGGCGCATTCAAGAAATACATGGAGGACCACAGATACAGAAACGTGCAATTAGCGCATTCTAACATTCAAGTGGGTGAAGTAATTCCTAATTATACAGATAGTGAAGGGAGGTTGTGGAAAAGCGAAGTTGACGATGTCGGAATGTTTGTAGTTGTAGAATTACGAGACGACATCGAAAAAGCAAAGGAAGTCGCTGCCGAAATACGAAAAGGCTCATTGAGAGGTTTTAGTATTGGAGGGCAGGCATTCAAACGAGTCAGAAAATCAGACCCGGTACATGGAGACTACCAAGAAATCAGCAAACTTGAACTACACGAAATCACAATTTGTGAGAAAGGAATAAATCCAGAAGCAACATTTAGGATATTAAAAGAAGATAAAAACAAGGTGAAAAAAATGACAGAAGCAGAAAATGATGTAATGACGCAAATGACAGATGTCCTGTCACGTCTGGAAGGAAGACTCGACTCCATGGAGAAAGGGGAAATGCCACCGGGCTTGAAAGAGCATATGCAAGGCAAGAAGAACGACGACGACGGCGATGAGAAAGACGACGAAGAGAAAATGTATGGTGACAAGAAAGAAGCCATGAAAGATGAAGAAGACAAAGATGTCGAAAAATCACAATACTCTGACGTTATCTCCTCTGAGTACCTAAATTGGATGGAAGACACTCTGAAGAGTGCAGGTGTGGACACAATTTCCGCACGTGCTCACTTTGATGATGTCAACAAGGCAAACCTTGGTTCTACCCCAGAAGAAATTGGAGACGGAGCAACAAGGTTTGGTGGACAAGCACCAAAGAGGGAATCCGTAGACGGAAAGCCAGAAGTCCCCAAGGCCAACTTTGGCTCTGGTGGAAAAGGCAAGAAATCCACACTAGAGAAGTCTGACTTCCTAACAGCAGACAGAGTATCTGACTCAGACATCGAGGCAGCATACGAGGTCTACAAAGCAGCAGCACTGGAGCAGGAGTTCAAGGGAAGCCTAGAAAACCACTTCTCCAGCAGATTCGCATCAGAGAGGCAACACGAAATAGCAAAAGCAGAAGCAGCAGCATTCGATGCTCGCAGCCCACTAGCCGCTATCGAGAAGTCTCTAGCCGCTCTTACAGAGCGCATCGACAGCATCGGCTCAGTAGAGTCCGGTTCTACAATCGCAAAATCAGCAGCATCCCTTCCAACCGTTGAAATCCCTTCAACTGAGGAACTCGCAACAATGAGTTGGGACGAGGTACATAACCTCGCAAACAGCACCTTCAGGAGTGATTAAGAATGGCAAGAAACTACGTACGCACAATAACAGACATGGAAAGATACTACTACGGAGCAGGTAACTCAATGGGTTACTCCTACTCCGGCAGTGAACTATTGAAAGCAGATGCACCAATGCTCTCTTCAACCGCTGGAACATACAATGCAATCTACGGACGCAAAGTATGGTCGCAGATGAACCAAGAGTTCAACGCATTCAGCATACTACCGAAGAGACCTTGGGACAGGTCAGGATGGAGAGTTCTAACTGACAAACCTAACTCAGGCGCAATACACGGTGGAGTTGCAGAGAATGCAGCCCTACCAGACACAGTAAAGCCAAAGTTCGAGCACGTGGCAGCAAAACCAAAGACAATCGTTCACACGTTCGACATGTCCGAGACTGCTATCTTCCTTGCTGACAAGGATGACGGAATGGGCGACATACGCTCAGTCCTGAAAGAAGAGATGGGCAAGCACCACGCAGAGATGACCAACAAGATGCTTCTAACAGATGTATCTACAAAGGCTGGTAACAACTTCGAGTCTCTTGACAGAGTAACTATCGGTGACACGAGTGTAATGGCCGCTGGCGGTACTCACTACGATGACAACGACGAGGACATCTACTCCATCGACAGAAGCGCAACTACTGGCGGCTGGGGATATGCTGAGGCTAACACTGGTGGCACTGGCGCAACTGACAGGGTTCTAAGCCTAGACCAACTAGACGACCTATTCCAGAAAATCTGGGTACGTGGTGGAAACCCCAAGGTCATTCTAACTGGATACGACACTCTGATGAGACTACAGCAACTGCTACAGTCCCAGCAGAGGTTCATGGAAGAGAAGAGAGTCACCCCAACCTACAACGGTGTCAAGGGTGTACCGGGAATGGAAGCCGGATTCGTAGTAGCAACCTACAACGGAGTTCCAATCATCCCTTCCAAAGACGTAGAATCAGATGTAATCAGCAGGATGTACTTCCTAGACACTGACTACATGTACTTCAGCACGGCGATACCAACACAATACTACGAGAGTGGAATTGAGACTGGTGACCCATTCGCAATCAACAGACTAGGGCAAGAAGGAATGTACAGGACCATGGGAGAACTATGGACGACTTTCTTCGGTGGACAAGGGAGCATTCGTGACCTTAAGTGAGTCAGTCTGGAGATAATGGAGGAATAAAAAATGGCACACGTACAAACAACAGTAACAACGACATACTTAGACATACCAATGGGTGGAAACACTGGTGGGGCATTAGAAAATGTCCCTAACGCAGACGGCACAGTAGCCGCTAACACAGCATGGCAAAGTGCAGGTGGAGCAGCATTCGTTGCAGGAACGTCAGGATACCCCGGTACTCTGGATGCTTTCGGAGCAACGAACACGCAAGGTACTAACAAACCAGTATCAGGTCTACGATTGATTTCGGTTAGTCTGACTGGTGATACTGGTACTGCACACACCTTCGATGTGAATGCTTTCAACAGCAATTACAGCAAGGTCTACGCAGTTCTGAGTCTAATCAACGACACAGATACCGACGAGTCCCTACTCGCAGCAGCAACAGTAGTTGCTCATGAGGCTGGAACAGTCGCTTACACCACCGCTGGAAACACAGACGTAGTTCTACTAACGGCTATAGTAGGCTGAGGTGGTTTCAGTTGCCAACCGTAACTTTTCTCGGACCTCACCACAGGAGAAACTCTCCTGATGGTGGGCCTGAGTTTGTTAGGACGGAATCGCAGGAAAAAACCCAAGAGTGGGTAGACCAATGGAGAAACAGATTACCAGCAGAAAGGTGGGCAATCGAGGGAGACGAACCCCTCACCACCGATGCTGGTAACGACGGTCTACCAGATGATGGATGGCGCAGAGCCGATATCATAGATTGGATAAGAGATAACGGCGGAACTGTCGGTAGGGTCTACCAAACCAAGACTCAACTACTAGCACAAGTCGATACAATTCTAAACCCACCCGCACCTGAGCCGGTTGTCGAAGAGATAGCCGAAGAGCCAGTTGTGGAAGAAGTGGTTGAGGAAGCGGTCGAAGAGACGGCAACAGAAACAATAATGGAGGAATAAAAAAATGGCAATATCATTTGACCCAAGACCAACGATAATAGGAAACCTAGTGCTAGTGACTGGTACTTTTGCAGACGGCGATACAAGCATAGACTTCTCAGGACACTTGGCTAGTCTAGTTTACGGCGATGTAATAGTAGTAGGCGGAGACAACAACCCGACTGAGGAAGCAAACCCGGTAGCAATTGGTGCAAACGGCACTACCCTGCACTTTAGTGAGAGCGCATCTCTAGGCGGAAGGTTCATTGGCATAGGTTTCCGCAATTAAGGCGGTGACCTAGATGGCAAAGACACTTACGATACTTGGACCGTTCGCCCCTACTGACTTCAACAGCAGTAGTGCGAAGACGACGATGCAGAACGCAGTGATTGCTGCTATAGGCAGTAACGCACCTGTGGCAGTTGACCCACATACGATTCTGGGTAACGTGTATATATTTGTGACAACGAGTTGATGGTGAGGGATATGAATGGGTTTCGATATACAAACTCTTGAACTCAGCGACATAGAACGTGCACAGAAGCAGAACGTCAAACTAGCAGAGACTCTTGGAACTGGCTCGGTATTCAATACCGACAAACCTCTGGCAGGCACTGTCAGCAAGCAGAACAAGAGAGTCGAAGACATAAGCGATATACTCAACATAGGTGCAGGAACACGGTGCAAGCACTGTGGTCTCCTTCACTTCATGTTCGTGGAGAAGTGCAGTTCATGCAAGAAACCGATGGAGTACAACATGGGCCACAGGAATGAGGAGGCTCGGTGGTAATGCCACAGGTGTTCAGTCCCGGTGAGGCAGAGACAAGGCCTCTTGACCCCACTGCGATTGTATACACCACAGCACAGAAAGTCGCAGATTTACTAGACATAGGACCACAAGAAGCAGTTCTAATGAGCAAAGATGCAGACTCTGATGCCATATACATCACTGGTGCTGACTATCGTAATATCGGATTTTCAGTAGGAGATAAAATACGAATCTACAGTGACGCTGACCCCCTAGGTGAAGAGGACCTCTCCATCACCGCTATCGGCAAAGGTACTTCAACTAAGGCTGGTAGTGTCAAACTCACATTCTCAGGCGCTACTCTCACTGCTACTGACTACGAGGTAGCAGACAATGGATACGTGCAGAATCAAGCATCATTCACCAACGGCAGGACAAGAGGACTGACCAAGGACAAGGTGGATGCCATCATCAGACGCATGCAGGACAAGATAGACAACATGACACACAACTCATGGAGACCGAATCTCGTCACTGCTGAGTACATCAACTTCGACACATACAAACCATACAGGCGTAGGTACTACACGGATTACGTGGGTACTACCCCTCTTCTATATAGAAACGTACAGCAACTCCTACGTCTAGAACTATGGCAAGGAGATGACTACAGGGAGATTGGTGCAGCAGAAGCACGTATTATCATACCAGATAGTGTGAACACCTTATCAGGCTCTATCGTTCTATGCCCCGGAAACAGCACAGCATCTACTGTCACTTTGACTATGGGCACTGCATCCAATCAGTGGAGAGCAGACTTCGACAAGATAACCACAGCACAGAATCTCGCTGACCTAATCAACAAGGAAGATAGGGTCGGAAAGGCAGGAGTGGACTTCTCACCCGCTTTCACATTAGAGGGGAGCACCTCTAACGTAGCAGTGAACAACGAGTTCCTTGCTACAGCAAACTCCGATTTAGGCAGTGGTATTGTAAAGATAACAAGCATGAGACCGATAAAGGGGGGAGAAACATGCACAATCGCCTCCACTAATTCCAATGTCACTATAGATGCAGCAATCGGTAATACTGCTGTTGTCAATAGTGTTACGACTAGCGTACTAACTGTACACACGGTCGATGGAGACGGTAATGTGACAGCAAAAAACACAACATCCAATTTCGTGGATTCTGGAGTCTTATCCGTTGGTGATACAGTTATCAGATACACAGGTAAGACCTCAAATGTACTCGATGCTAATGGGAATGTGACCTCACATGGTACATTCACTGGTTGTTCTTCTGTTGTAGGTTCTTCAGTAGACGACTTGAATGGGCTTACTGTCACTCAGCATAAAATGGATGTTGACCTACAGGGAAGCACTGGAGACGGTGGCAGGCTACGTGACTTCTGGCTAGACCCTGAGATGGGAATCATATACTTCAACAACTCATACCCGTTCTTCGAGTGGAACGCAGTCAAGGCATCCTACATCTACGGAGAGAGGTATCTTGAGAAGGCGATAGAGGACATGTGCACCAAGATGGTAGCCATAGACTTACTCATGAGCGATGATAGGAGCGTTCTCATACCTGAGGGAACGCAGAACGTAGACCTCGCATCCAAGATACAGATGTACAAGATGGACATAGAGAACACCATACCACGTTACAAAGAGGTGGTAAGTTTCCTATGACCAAGTATGACGCAGGAGACGAGATGCGAGGTAGAATCAGGGATACCTTTTCTGAGAATATATCCAACCAAGCAGAACTACTCAACTACTTCACAAAGAATCCATCCAACCTCAGAACGAGGAAGGAGAGGGAGGAGATGATGTCTGAGGGACTGACGAACGATGATGGTCTCATTACTGTAACAAAGACAGGTCTCCCAGCATCACAGGAAATCATAGACAAGGTGATGAAGAGAGTGGACGAGAGGATGCTCACAGAGGGAAATCCTGAGATAAGGGAGCACAACTTCAACTACAGAGGTGGCAAACTACTACCGATTGCAGAGGTGAAGAACTAATGGTAGCGACTTTCCTAGAGGGCATAGACGCTGTTCTCGCTGTCCTGAAAGACAATTGGAACAGGGGGAATACGGGCAACTACAAGCCTATCATCATAGACATAGCAGACGTAGGACCAGAGCGTGGAAAGAGGCTGGACATGAAGAACCACGACTACATCATGGTCTTCGAGACGGCACACAACGAAGAGACACCGGAACTATTGTATGACTTCGTTACCACTAGAATAAATATCACGTTGGATGCGAGAACCATGAGAAGCAGAAAGCACTTGCAACTCATGGAGAATGAGATAAGAAGAGCAATCCACACCAAGCGCAAAGGAGACGGTGAGAACTACGACAGACTGGTGTTCAAAACACGAACGGATTTGTCCGATAGGAGCAAAATGTTGTTCAGAACGACCTTTCAGATAGAAGTTGTTATCTTTGCAGAGTTAATCCCATGAGGTGAGAGAGAGCCATGCCGTCAACAGTTTATCGTGGAGACCTGACTGAAATCACGTTCGGTCACGAGTCAGGTATCACAATAGAGCACAATGCATTCGGCACTGTGAGGTTCATTGCCAAGTCCGGTGCAAGAGACAAAATCAAGGATACAAGCGTCATCAAGTTCAGTGGTGGCGCATCAGGAGCACCGATAGACAGCACCAAGATTGCCTTCCCAAGAGGCATGTTGGTCGGCAGTCAACTCGTCTTCAGCGGTCTGGATGGCGACCCTTGGGATGCTAATGACAACTACAGCGTGTCTGGTAGGGTATACACCATAGTCGCTCAATCCGACATCGAACTCACCATATCCCCACATCTGCTTACAGACCACAGCAGTGGTGACATAACGTCAGACTCAGGTGCTCTGCACATACTTCCATTCAAAACTCCCAGCATGGACACATCCATGACTCATGCAGGTCACGCAAATGATGCTGCTGAGAGGGTTCTCACTGACCAGTTCGTAGGACTGGTAGGCACTGTGGCTCTACCTGAGACCGTCGTGGACCTGAAGAGATACCACGTGGTCGGTCTAGGTCGAGACGTAGCAGTACAGACTCCGGGCAGGTTCATCAATACAGGCGGCTCTTTCGAGTGCAACATACACAACGGTCGTTGGTTCTACTACGCACTAGGTCACGAGTTGGCCAAACTACCACTAACAACCATAACCGGTAAAGTCGAAGAAACTATCGCAGCAGGAACGGCCACCCATATACAATTAGACGGGGCAATCACAGGAGTCGGTGCTGGAGATGCAATCTTCAAGAGCGACGGGACATATGTAGGTAGATTGACCGCTGTTTCCGATAGCGGAGCAAACAGTACCATGAGATTCGAGGAGGGTGGCACTAAGGTTCAGTTGACGACAGCAGACACGCTCGCTTTCAGTCCATCTGCTCTGTGTGGTCCTACAAGTACTACAACAAGCCTAGAGACTGACGGTGCTATCTCGCCCGGTGACTCCTACTTCGCCTACAGTGGCACTGCTGTCAGCGAACTAGGTGCGGGTGACAACGAAGCACCAGCAGCAGGCGACTATGTGATAATCCCTGAGTTCAACACCACAGATGTACACACTCACAGGGAAACAGCAAGCGACGGCACTTGGCCAGCACAGGGCGCTGATAGCGTCATAAGCAAGGCTATCAAGACCGAGATAAGAAGGATAGTCGCCATAAACAACAGCAAGATATGGGTCGATGACCCTTTCAACTTCAATCATGACACCGACATGGACATCTACTTCTGTAGGTTCATGGCAGACGGGTCTAACGGTAGTCCTAATCTCCTCACCACAGCGGCTAGTTCTAGTGCTGGGACTTTCGGTACATTACAGAATCCAGTTGAGAAACTCATCTACTCCAGAACCAACCTACCATCTTTCGCTATGGAGGTTAGCATCAGGAGAAATGACACAGGTCTTGGTGCAGGCACAGCAGCGACAGAGGTCGTGGATGGTAGTGCAGGTGACTCAAAGCAACTCACACGTGTCTTCCGTGGATGCAAGGTGAAAGACTTCTCACTCAAGGCTGATACTGATGCTGCCTTAAAAATGACAGTGAACTTCGATGCTGCTCTATGTTACACCGACACTGGTAGATTGGAAGACTCAGAAGAAGGTGACAGGTACGACGCACACAGACTCTTCGAGGATACGGCCAACACAGAGGTCAAGAGGAAGGAGTCCGGCATAGCCAAGAGGACTCAGAAGCCATTCATGTTCTACAATGGTACGATGAGGGTCAAGGGCACTACCCTTGGGCAAGTCGTCAGTTTCCAACTCAACGGCAGCAC